TGCCCGCCGATCCTGAAGATATCCTCGTTCCCCGAGAGGGCATCCTGGACCGACTCGGCTTTCGTACGGGCCTCGCCAGACCACTCGGCGACCCCTGTCCGGATCGACCAGTAGCGGATCGCGATCTGGTAGACGTCGTAGCCCTCACCGACGCCCTTGCCCTCGAACGGCGCCGTGGGGACGTTGAAGATGACCCAGAGGTCCATCGAGGCCGCGAGGTAGTTGTTCACCTTCAGCCACTCGACGTCGTCCTCGAGCGTGTGATCGCGCTTGAGGACCGTGCCGATCGAGCCGATCGCGCTGACAACGCCGTGGACGGCGTCGATCGCGGTCTCGAGGCTGGGGACGGCTGCGACCACCTAGATCTCCTTCGTGGCGAACGAATTCGCCAACTCCGTCCGGTAGAGGATCGAGCAGGACACGACTCCCGTCTGGGGGGCGTCCGGATCCTCGATCTCATGCTTCATCGAGCCCGAGATCCACGAGCGGCGCGCGAGGAAGACGCCGCCGCCGGCATCCCACCGCTCGTTCGACATGACCAGGTCCTGGACGTCCGCCATGAGGTCGCTGAGCGCCTCGTCCGTGGCGTCCGGCGTCACGGCGCAGATGAGCTCGAGGATCATCTCCACTTCCTGCGCGTCGCGGATGAGCGGGTCCTTCTTGGAGTCGATGTGCCGGATCTGGACGCCTGGCACCTCGCTTGGCTTGAACTCCATGACCGGCTTTTCCTGGCTCGCACGGGTGACCGTCACGACTGTGACCTCGTCTCCGGCCCCGACGGCGATCGCCGAGAGCTCGGCATCGAGCAGGTCGAGGATCCGTTCCTCGATCGAGGTGGCCATCAGGCGACCCTCCCGCCGAACTGCGCGGCGATCCGGGCGACGCCCGTGCGGATCTCGTCGATGAGCCTGGCGTACTCCTCGGCCGTGACGCGGGCGAACTGGAACCGACCGCTCGCCTCGTGGATGCCCAGGTAGAAGGCATCGCCGCCGCCGGCCTTCGAGCTGAGGGTGAAGACGCCGCGGAACTTGCTGGCGGTGGTGCCCGGCGAGGTGACCGTCATGCGAACGCTCTTCTGGCTCTTCCCCGTCTTCCTCCGGAGGCCCGCGGAGAGCGGCAGCTTGATCCACCGCGCGCCGCCGCTCTTTCCCTTCTGATGCGTGGGGTAGTTCGCGGACAGGCGCTCGCGGATGACGCGGTCCCTGAGTACCGGCGAGGCGCGGCGCAGAACGCCGTTGATGAAGAGTCCGACCTGCTCGGCGAACCGACGCTCGACGGCGGCAGGATCCCAGTCGCGGCGGCGGCCGATCCCGTACGAACCCGCGAGGTCCGGACGGACCGGTCCGGTGGGGAATCGGAACTTCCGATCCAGGAGTCTGCTGAACGCCGCGTCGGCCATGCCTGGTCTCCCTGGTCCGCCCTTGGATCGGCTACTTCGAGGACTTGGACTTCTTGGCCGCCTCTTCCGCAGCGGCCGCCGCTTCCTTCGCCAGGGCTTCGGCCTCCTCGACGTCCTTCAGGGCGTCGTCAGCGCGCTTGCGCGCGGCGTCGGCGACCTCCTGGGCCTTCTCCGCCTCGACCAGGAACCCGGCGGCTGCGTACCTGGCCGCGGCAACGCTCTTGTCTCCCAGCGCGCACTTCGCGCCCGGCTTCCGGAGGTCGTTGAACTCGCGCCGGACTTTCTCGAACTCCGCGCGCGCGAGATCGACCTTCGACGTGGACGCGGTCTTCGACTTGGGGCTGGCCACGGGCGTCTCCTTCAGATGCGTCTTCCGACTTCGTCGCCGACCTCTACTGGACCGCGCCCTGGGCGAGCTCGCGGGCCGCGTCCGCCTGCTTGCGGGCGGCGACGGCCTTCTCCTCGGCCTCCTCGGCGTCGACGAGACGCTGGGCGGCGGTGAGGTTCGCGCGGGCGCGCCGACGGCGCTTGGCGTCCCCCTCCGTCTCGGCCGCGACCATCTCGCGCTCGGCCGCGCCCTGGGCGTCGCGAGCCAGCTCGAGCTTGGACTTCACGATCTCCAGCTTGGTTGGCTTCCGGGTTCCGGTGTTCTTCCTGGCCACGCGGGCCTCCTTCCTAGTTGGTCCTGATCTCAATCCGCCCTCCGGACTCCCTCGGGAGCCCGGGGGGCGGCCCCCGCCTCAGGGAGGAGACGGGGACCGCCGGTGCGTCGGGTTAGGACGCGCGAGTCGTCAGGACTAGGCCTTGACGTCCATCAGGTGGCCGAAGTTCTTGTCGAGCAGGAGCTCGTCCACGTGATGGCGGAACCGGAAGACCTCCGAACGGCTCTGGTTCTCCGGGTACGACTCGGCCATGACCTCGTTCGGGCTGTCCGGCACCCACAGCATCGTCCGGCCGAGGCAGGGGGTGTTCATCGGCGAGCCCTTGTCGGCGATGACGGCCAGCATGGCGTACGTGTCGCCCCAGATGTCGGCGACGACCGCGGCCTGGCCCTCGATCGCGCTGTTGCGGACGGCGCCGCCGATGATGATCCGCTGCAGGCCGAGGATGCCCGGGAGGGCGGCCTTCAGGAGATCGAGCGTGATGATCGGCGTGGCGGGCAGCTGCGCGCGGATGCCCGTGTTCTTGAGAAGCCCCGGCACGAGACCGGCGCCGATGATGAGCGCGCCGGCCTTGCGACCGCAGTTCTTGCGAACCACTTCCGTCTTGTCGACGATCTGGCCGATGATGTCGGTCCCGACCGTCGTCCACGGGTTGGCGGAGAAGTCCGTGAAGTACGCGGCGCCCGTGAAGAGCGCCGTGTCCTGGACCGCCGCCGCGACGCGCTTCTCGTGGCGCCGCATGAGGATCTCGGCCCCGACCTTGGTCGCGACGTCGTCGGCGTCGAAGTCGTTCATGTAGAGCGACTTCTCGGACGCGTCGATCGGGACCTCGATGCCGTGCTCCTTGCAGGCGAAGGATTTGTCCTTGGCCCCGAAGTCCGCGCGGTTGTAGGTCGAGCCCTTCGCGCGCGCCGTCTCGACGTCCTGCAGCAGCGTCTCCCGCGTGATCGCGGAGAAGTCGCCGGACTTGTGCTTGACGCGCGCGGTCGGGAACACCTCGAGTCCGACGAACTCCGAGGCGTCCGCCACGTGCTCCATGAAGGCGACGCCGAGCTCTTCGCGCGGCGCGCCATAGGTCGCGTAGTTCACGGCCATTGCTATTTTCCTTTTCGAGTTTTCCTATCTCGGTCCGTCTCTCCCCAGGTCACTTCCGGAGCACCACCTACAGGGTGATGGCCGACGTGTTCATGACGGCGACTTCGATGATGTCGTTGTCCGCCGTCGACGCCTCGACCGCCATGCCTTCCAGGCAGTTGGTGTTCGTGACGTTGACCTTGCCGGCGGCGCCGCCGTAGACGAGCGCGCCCTTGGCGATGGCGACCGCGGCCTTCATCTTCACGGTGCCGCCGCGGTTGAGGAGGTACGCGGACAGGGGCTGCCCGACGGTGACGTTGTCGAGCGCGATGCCGATGCCCTTGCCGCCGGCGCCGGCGCCCGCCTGGGCCCAGTCGCCGTTCGCGTCGATCTTGACCCGCTCGTACCGGCCGATGGTGCCGGCCGCCTTCAGGGTCTTCGTGGGTCCTTCGTTGTACACGGCCATGACCTCATCTCCTTCGGTTGGTGGTTGTTTGAAACCGGTCCGTTACGACACGCCCGCGGCGCGCTTGCGGGCTTCGTGCTCCGGCGCCCGCGCGATCTGCGCCTGCCGGTAGCGGTCGTACAGACCCGGGTCCTTCGTCGCGACGGCCGACATGGCCGCCCGCATCGTGCCCCCGTTCTCCTTCACGTGCGCGCGCGCCGCGCTCATGAAGTCGGCGTTGCCGGCCGTCGCAGGATCCCCGCCCGCACGGATGGGGTCCTCGCCCACGGGCGGCACGACGCCGCTCTTGAGCTTCGCGTTCTCCGTCTGGAGCGCCGCGTTCTCGGCGATCACGACGTCGGCGAACGATGCCCGCGCCTCGGCGAGCGTCGCGCCCTTCTCGATCTGCTCCGCCGCGAAGCCCGGGTGCTTCGGGAATGCCGCCCGGATGTCCTTCGCACGCTGCCGCTCTCCGGCCAGCGCCTCGTCCGCGCCCTTCTTGCTGGCGGCGGCGAGCTCCTTCTCGTCCATGGCCATGCTGCCTCCCATGTGGGGGGTTTCTTTCGCCGCCGCCGGACCACCCGGCGACGCTGTTCCACTGTTCACGATGCCGTCGATGAGCCCGAGGCCGACCGCCTCCTCGGCGCGCCAGACCCGGCCGGACAACCACTCGTCCAGGTCCTCCGGCTTCCGCCCGCGGCCGCGCGCGACGTCCGCGCGGAAGGCGCCGGCGATGCCGTCGATCAGCTCCTGCATGGGCTTCAGCTGGTCCTGGGTGACGTGGGTCCCGAGGACGCCCGTGCCCTTGTGAGGCCCGCTCTTCACGAGGTTGACCTTGATCCCGAGCTTGTCCTCGAGGAGCTTCGAGTAGTCCCAGACCGCCAGGTACGCCCCGATGGACCCGACGCTCGCGTTGGGATTCGCCGTGACCCGGTCCGCCTGGGACGCGATCCAGTAGGCGGCGGAGGCTCCGACATCCTCGATATGGGCGGTGACCTTCTTCGTTTTCGCCGCCGCGTGCACGGCGTCCGCCAGCTCCTTCAGGCCGGAGATCATTCCGCCGGGGCTCTCGACCTCGAGGTGAATGGCGGTGACCTTGGGATTGCCCATGGCCTGGGCGAGGTCCGCGCCGAGTTCGTCGTAACCCGTGACCTCGTCCTCGAACCACCGGATCCACGACGGCACGGACTGAAGCAGGACGCCGAAGACATGGATGTGCGCGACGTCGCCGACGATCTGAATGGGCTTCGCGCGCGGGGGTGCCTGTGCGGCCATGAGGGCCTTGATCTTGGCGGGCGGATCGGGGAAGTCCTTCATCGCGGCCGCCGGCGCCGACGAGGAGAGGAGTTCGGCCGCGCGCTGCGTGATCGACGTATAGAGCTGGTCCTGGGAGGCGACCGTCATCCGGCGCAGGAACGCCTCGAGCTCCTCCTGCTTCATCGCCCAGGGCTCGCGCTCGAACTCGGTCAGGATTCCCATCGTTCAGCTCCTCAGGTTCTCGGCCATCCACCAGATCGCGGCCGCCGTGATCCCCACCACCAGGAGCACCAGTCGAATCGTCGAAGCCCTCTGTTGCCGCCGCAGGGTGCGGTAGCGGGTCTCGACGTCCCCTTGGTGCCTCTTAGTCATGCCTCAAGGCGTCGGCGCCGAAGGAGGCGGCGGCTCGATCAGGGCCGCGACCGCGGGCCTCGACATCCCGTCCTTCACGAACTCGCCCACCGCGGGCGTCAAGAGCGCGCCGTCCAGGAGCGCCAGCACCGAGGGATCGATGTGCCAGAGGTTCGCCCCCGTCCCACCGGTGAGAAGCGCCGCGATGACTGGAAAGAGCCACTTCCGCTCGGCGAAGATCTTCGTGATGGGATTGAGGTCGGCGGCTGCCGCGTGTCCGCCTTCGGCGATCGCCTGCTGCTTCACCTTGCCGGCGAAGAAGCCGCCCACGAGGGTCAGGAGTGCGCCTGCGCCGGCCACGATGCCCCCGATGGGCCCCGGCAGGGCCGGCGCGATGACGTTGGTGAGCGCCGCCCCGCCCTTCTGGATCGGGTTCTCTCCGTTCTTGTCCGGCGCCGTGAGGAAACACCCCCCCAACCCCAGGGCCAGGATGACGATGAATGCCGCGCTGAAAGTTCGCATTGGTCTCTCCTAGAAGAAGTCCGATCCATCCGACATCGCAGCCTCGAGAAGTTCGTCGCGACTCTCCGCGACCGCATGCTGAAGTGATAGATCCCGGTTCGCCTTCTCTTCGTCGATCCCCAGATAGGCGTTCCTCGCATCCAGCCCCTGGGACATCCGCGCATTGGCTGAAGCCGAAACGAGCAGGTGGGCCGCCGCGGCCGTCGAGAAGGACCCGAGGTCGGCCATGGCGCCCATTCGCACGCCGTGCGAAACGCCAGCATCGGCCGAGCCGCCGATCGAGGACAGCGAGCCCGTGGCGCTGAGGCTGACGAGCCGCGCGACCCGCAGCTTGGGTTCCGGCTTCTTGACCTGTTTCTGCTTGAGCGCCTTCTCAAGCAGCTCCCGCCAGTTGCTGGCGAGGCCTCCGCCGGTACGCGGCGCGGCCTGGGTTCCACCGACGATCGTCGTCTGCCCGTGGGCCTCCGCGGACTCGATGCCCGTCGGCGAGATGACCTGCGGCGCCGGAAGGGAGACCGTGGTCGAGCCGTGCTGCTCGTCCGACGCGATCCCGCCCGGCCGAACCTGCTGAGCGAGACTCTCCTGGCCGTGGGCCTCGGCGCTGGCGATCCCGCCGGGGATGACCGTCTGCGGAGCGCCCGCGACCGAGATCGTCGTGCTTCCGTGGGCCTCGGCACTCGCCGCGGGGTCCGGACGCACCTGGAGATTGACCTGGGGCGACCCGTGGGCCTCCTGTGACGCGATGCCGGCGGGAGCGATCGTGCCCTCGGCGGCTTCCACGCTGACGGTGGTGTTGCCGTGGGCCTCCCCCGAGGCGACGCCGGACGGGATGATCTGGAGGTTGAGCTTCAGGCTGCCGTGGGCCTCCTGGGAGGGAACGCCGCCGCCGTCAAGGAGTTCAGGGACCCCGTTGCGCTCGAAGGCGCCTAGGTCGTACGCAGAACCCACGGGGCGGAAAGCGCCGTTGAAGTCCTTCCGGACCTCCTCGTAAGTTCCGCCGTCGTCGATGGCCACCGAGCCGCCGGCGAGCGTGAAGTCGTCGTTTGGGGCGTCGGTGAAACCCGGGGTCGTCGTGTGGAGATTGTTGTCGTTGACGAAGCCCGTGCTTCCGGTGCCCTCGAGGAAGGCTTCGTCTCCGACTCCATCGGCGTAGGAGAGGTTGTTGACGAGCACGCAGTTCGTGCAGTCGCCCGAGAAGAAGGCGACCATCTTGTAGAACCCGCTCGGGGCGGTCGCCCCCACGTACCCTGTGTTGTTGCCGAAGAAGACATCGTCGGGAGCAGGCTCGGCGCCTCGACGAGCGATGATCAGCGCCTTGAAGTCGTTGGACAGTCCGCTGCCGTAGGACCCGTCTCCCACGAAGACGCAGTTCCGAATGGCCACCTTTCGAGCGGAAACGTAGACCGCGGTCTGCTGGACAGGTCCCCCCTCAAACCAATCCGCTTCGACAAAGATGTTCTCGACCCGCTCGTCCACTTCTGAATTCTGCGGGCGGATGTCCAGCGAGACCGAAGCGCCGCTCCAACGGTTCCTGTAGAAGCTGACGAACATCGTCTTTGGAACAGCGGAGCTGTTGTCCTGGCTGTGAAGCTTGAGGCCCGTGTTGACGGAGTCGCCCTCCATCTCGCAGTGAGCCACCACCCCCTGGTGCCAGGCTCCACTTCGAAGCAGATGCTGGGTTCCCGGGGAGTGAAAGTGGGATCCGAGGAAAGCAACGCGCCTTCCATCCAGGATGGTGTTGTACTGGCCCACGTCGTGGATCGTTCCGCCCACGAAGAAGATCGCATCGGGAAGGACGTCGTTCGTGTCGAAGGTCCCGTCCAGGCCGGAGTCCCAATTGTGGACGTCGCAGTCCAGGAAGAGGGCGTTGGTCCTCGCCGCCGGGTCGGAGGGGAAGTGGAGACCGACCTCGTCGTCGAAGCCGTCGAGCTCGATGCTGATGAGCCTGAAGTCGTCGCAATCGACACGAACCGGCCGGACTCCGCCAGCCGTGTTGTTCCAGCGAGGACGCGCGCCCGTACCGTAAGCGCCGAGGGTTACGTTGTCTTCGTCCCACGTCCAGGTGGAATTCGCGGTGTAGACGTCGCCACGCTTGAAGAGGTAGCGGGTGTCGGCGGCGAGGTTGTCCTGGACCTTCTGGATCGTGGCCCAGGGAGAGCCCGTCGAGAGGCCGTCGTTGGAGTCGTTCCCGTCAGTCGTGGAGATGTACCTGGTGCTTCCGGAAAACGCCGAAACAGTGACGGTCTGGGCATACCTGCGGACGACCCCTCGCTCGTCTCGCATCGTCAGGATGGCGATGTAGGTCCCGGGATTCTCGTACACGTGCGCGGCCGTCGGACCCACGTGGTAGTTCTTGCTCCACCCATTGCTCCAATTGCCCGAGCTGGGGTCCCCGAAGTCCCACTCGCAGTGGATCTTCCGCCACGGGACGCCGCTGGGAGGCTGCCTGACTCCGCTCGTGTAGGAAGGCGAAGGGGTGTCGCAGGCAGAGAACAGGACTCCGTACGGCGCCTCTCCCGAGGTCCTGTGCGCGAACGTGGCCGCCTCGGTCCCGAAGAAGATCTCCTGGAGAATCTTCGGCGACCCGTGAGCCTCCAAGGAGGAGATCGCGCCTGGCAAGACGCTCAAGCCGGAACTGACCGACACCGACGTGGATCCGTGGGCCTCGCTGGAGGACGCGCTCCCCGGCGCGACGCTCTGGTTGACCTTGGTCGAGCCGTGGGCCTCCCCCGAGGCGACGCCGGTGACGGACAGACGCCCGTCGTCCATGACCTGGAATGCGATCACGCCGCAGGGATCGTTGGTCGTGGCCACGGAGCCACCCGAGACGGTGCCTGGGTCGGATGTGGGGGTGCAAGTCTGGATCTGAAGCATCAAGCCGGGCGTGAGGTTCGCCGTAAACTCGGCGACGGCCTCGACCCAGTTTCCACCGGATTCGCCCGTGGCGTCGCCTGCGGTGTTGTTGTCGTTCTGCCCCACGAGGGCGACGGCCAACGATCCGGCTTTCGTGGTCTGGACCGTCGGCATCTGCGGATCGGTGGCGTGGCTCAGGAAGGCGAAATTCCGGACGTTGTCCTTGATCGTGGCGCCCACGTAACCGCTGAAGGAGTAGATCCGGGCCGCGCGCTGCGTAGTGACCGCGGGGTTCCCGAATGCCACAGCCGCGCCGTCTTCCGAGCCGTCGGCGATCCTGCCGAACACCCACATGCGGGCGATGGTGGACTCGATCACGTGCGGGCCGGACAGGAGCTCCCACCCCGACGGCGTGCTGGGGGCGGTGGCGGTCCCCTCCCAGAAGACATGACCAATCAGGATGTCGTTCGCATCCACCGTCGCGGGGCAGAGAGGAGACAGAGCCGCCCCGCTGGTCTCGGTGGCGACCCCGGATCCTGAACCCTTGAACGCGACTGACATGGACTAGCCCTGGTTAACCTTTGGAGGTGGAGCGAATCCACCGACCACGACCGTCTGGGGGACCTTCCCCGACGGCGGCTTGTAGACGTACCCCTGGGGAACCGACAACTGCTGGAGGGACAGCACGCCCGACACGCGGCCGCCCGCCTCGAGGACCTCGAGAGTGGCCTTGCGGGGGCTCACGCGCGGATCCGCTGGCGTTTCGATCCGGCGACCGCGGTGCTTCAGGCAGTACTGCGCGAGAAGCAGGAGGGCGTCCGCCTCGTCTCCCACGAACGTGTCGGGGAGGACGAACGTCAGCTTCTCGATCCTGAAGACCTTCGGGTGAGCCATGACTAGTGCTAGCGCGTACGATGCGCCTCCATGCTCTTGATCCCCTTCGGCCGGATGACCTGCCCGCTCGGCTTCGGAGCCGCCGCGGCGAGCTGGTCCTTCTCCGGATGCTTGAGCCAGTCGGCGACGCGCGCCCGCCGCTCCGCGAGAGTGGCGAGCTTGAGGGACACGTCGTCGCCCTTCTTGGCCCGCTTCTTCAGCTCCTTGATGCGGGCGTCGAGCACGGCCAGCTTCGACTTCAGGACTTCGGATCGGTTCTCTGTCTGCACTGGATCTCCTACAGCTTGAAGATCTTGTTCGCCCCGCTGTCCCACTGGACCGTGATGTCCGCGCCGTTCGGGGTCGTGGGAAAACCGGTCCCCGTGTCGTGGTTGAAGATGAGCCTGCTCGTCGACTCCGTGCCGGTGTGCTTGTAGCCGGTGATCGACTCGAACTGGTCCCCGCTCACCGCCGTGAGCACCACGTCGTTGGCGTCAGCCACGCCGTCCGTCACTGTCTTGCCGGCGAGGGAACTCGACACGGCCACGCGGGCGCCCGCGACGACGTCGTCCAGGTTGTCGTCGGTCGCGAGGTTGGGCGCGTCGTCGTCCTCGTCCAGCAGGATGATCCGGATGTCGTCGGTGTCCCAGTCGATGGATCCGTCCAGGAACCCCTGGCGACCTTTGTCGTACAGCGCGTTGGCCATCGAACCCTCCAGTTATTCGCCGGTTCCGATCAGGTACTGAATTCGAAGGTCGCCCTTCTCGAAATAGAGCTTGTCGTCCTCTCTCACGACCCTCTCTCGTTTGAGGCGCGCCGCGAAGATCGCGGTCCCACCGACGCGGCCGTCGAAGACCACGAAGTGCGTGACCTGGCCCCAGTCACCGCGCGCACGTGGGTATTCGCGGTACTCGGTGTTGACCACGAATCGCCCGAGCCCGTCTTTCGCCGGCTCGGAGAACGCCATGGGGATCCGCTCGTAGCCCTCGGCGGAGATCTCGGCCCCTTCGTTGTCCGGGTGGCCGTTGAAGAGCGCGACGAAGACTGCCGCCGGAGCCGGCGCGGGAACGCCGCGGAAGAAGTGGTTCAGGACTGCGAAGTCCAGGTAGTCCGCGAGTGCCATGCTTAGGCGACCTCCGTCTCAGGCGGGTACTCGAACGTCTGCTCGATGTCTTCCGCCTTGCCGTCCGCGCCGCGAGACTTGATCTTCGTGGTGCGCCTGATGGGCGCCGGGGTGGGCTTCACCGTGAGGTTGACGATCGGCTGGATGACCGTGCCGCGCGCCGCCTTCTTGGGCGCCTTCTTCGTGGGCTTCTTCTCTTCCTTCTCCGCGCCCGCATCAACCTCGGCCTCCGCTCCATTGACCTCGGCTTCCGGATCCCCGCCGCCGTTGACCGACGCGGAGCGGCCGGCGAAGTACTTCCAGTCCACGCGCACCCCGGTCTCGGCCTCGATCTCGTCCGAGATGCGGATGGCGTCGACCGTCTCCTGCTTGAGCTCGGCAACGATCTCGTCTCGGTCCTGATCGCGCGACTTCAGGACCTGGGCGTGCGTGGCGTACCCGCGGTCGACCATCTCGCCCCAGGCCTTCGTCTCCTGCAGCTGATCTATCCACGGGAAGGTCGGCTTGATCCACGCGTGCTTGAGGGTGAGCGCCGGATCCGCGGGGGCCGTGAGCTTTCCCGACCGGATCCCCTCTTCGATGCACCACCGGTACAGGCCCCGGTAGACGCGACGCTCGAGGAGCTGCTGCCAGCCGATGAACGTCTGGAACGCCTGCTGGAGGACCGCCCGGGTCTGCGAGTAGTTGGACTTCGTCCAGTCGAGGGACGTGATCTCGAGGGGGATCCCCAGCGGCAGCCCCAGCAGCCGGAGGAACATCGTGATCGACGCCGGGAAGTTCGCGCCCGGGATGTTGCGGTCGACGCCCCGCACCTCCTCGTCGACTTCGCCGTAGAAGGCCGTGCCTTCGGCCCAGTCCTGGACGCGCGTCGTGACGTCCGGCGCGTCGCTGCCTTCCTTGGCCGGATCCTCCTGCGACGTCTGGAGTCCCGTAGCGCCGCCGTCCTTCTTGTTGATGATGAGCGACAGGCGGGCGAGCTGCTGCCACGCAAGCGCCTCGGCGTCGAGCACGCAGTTGATTCGGTGCATCACCGCGAACGCGGCTTGCATCGGAGGCACGCCGCGCTTCGAGCTCGGGCGGTCTGTGTGAACCGGGAAGAGGAAGTTCTCCCGACGCACCAGGCGGGCAGCCGAGGCCTGGATGTGGCCCATCTCGGAGTACGGGGCCACCCAGTAGCCGGTGATGACGCCGTTCTCGTCGCGCTCGAGGCCGTCCGTCTGGAGGGACTTCCCGCGGATCTGCTCGCTCTCGACGAGCTGGATCTTCCCCAGCTTCGTCCGCATGATCCCCGTGTCGCCTTGGGACAAGACCTCCTTCGCCACCTGCAGCTCGACTTGGTGGCCGGACAGGAGCCCGCTGACCTCGGGTTCCTCCCAGTACTCCTTCCAGTAGGCCTCGTACGCCGCGTCGAGGTCCTTCTCCCCTGTCTTTGCCTGCAGCACGAAACCGGTCCCGACGATGTAGCCGGCCGCGCGATCGCGCATGCCCTGGAAGAGCGGATTGTCGCGGCTGAACTCTCGCGCCATGTTCGCGAGCTGGTCGCGATTGAAGCGCAGGTGCAGGTCTCCCGATCCACCGTGGGAGAAGCGCCCGTCGGAGGCCGCGACGCTGACGGAGTGAAACCCGAGCTGGGTGAAAACGCCCCGCTGGCCTCCCTTGTCGATCGACAGCGGGACCGACCGGTTGAACTTGGCGGGACGCAGCGCCTGCGGCCGGTCCTTGATGGGCTTGGCGCCGGCGGGGGGACGATTCTTACGGGAGGCCTTCGCGCTCATCGCGGGCACCTCCCGCGGACGAACGTCGCCTGGCGTGGCGTGGCCGAGTCGGCGATCGGCAGCGACTTCGCCTCGTCCAGGAGCTCGGTGATCTCCCTGAGATACTGTTCACCGTTCCGCTGGTGCGACTTGCCTTGGACGGCGTATCCGCCGGCGAGTACGTATTCGGTGACTTCGGTGTGGTGGGCGGCGAGGCTGGTGAGATAGGCCGACGTGCCCTTCGCCAGGGTCTTCCACGCGAGCTGTGTGAATCCTGGAGCGGCCAACTCCCTCCGCGCTTTCTCCGGAATGCGCGCGGATCGCGGTGGGAGTAGGATCCGGTCGACTACTCCCACCGGATCCTTCGCAGGGGAGCTACCCCTGCTACGCGCGAAGATTGAGTCTTAGGTGATTCCGGGACCGCGCGTCAATAGGCTCGTTTTGCCCGGCAAAATAATTTCGAGCGCCGCAGAGGGAGCGCTATTTTCAGATCGCCTGCCCGGTGACCTTGTACGCGTGCCTGCAGATCGGCTGTCGGCAGCGCCGGTACTGGATCGGGCCCACCACCGAAAGACACTCGGTGTTGACCTGGTAGCACCGCGGGCAGCGCGACTTGTTCGGGAACGCGTACTCGACCTTCGGCGGCGGCGGTGCCGGAGCTGGCGCCGATTCGATGGTCGCCTTGAGCGGCCGCGCCACCCGCGTCCGCAGATTCCCTTCCAGCTTCGCCCCTGACTTCTTCGCCATCGTTTCCCCCTCGAATTAGAATTTGGACCGAACTCTTTTCAGCCTGGAGACGTCGAGCTGGGCGTCGGACGGACGCCCCGTCGGCCGCCGCACCGGCACGATTGCGGGCCGGACGATCTTCACGCCCTCGATGTCGGCACCGCAGCACGCCATCGCCGCACCGTCCAGCCAGTGGTTCTGCGAGTGCTTCTGCACCCACACGACCTTCGAGTCGTGGCCGGCCACGGCCTTCATCGCCCGCTCCTCGGCCACGAGCTGGCGCGCGAGATACCGGAGCTCCTTGTCCTTGATCTCGCCCTCGGGAATCGTGATCGATCCTGCGCCGCCGATGCCCGCGTGCAGGCCGTCGTGGATGCGAGCCTTCCAGTAGTCGGAGTGGTGCATGATGAGCCGCACCCCCGCGGGCTGCTTCACGGACCTCCACTCCTGGTCGACGACCTTCCCCTTGTTCGGCTCCTGCGCCTGCTGCCCCGTCCACTTCGTGTCCTTGTTGGATCCGCAGCCCTTGGCCGCCAGATACCGGGGCTCGCCGCTCTCGAGGACGAACGCGTAGACGACGTCGGATTCGTAGCCGGCATCGACGAGGACCTTCTCCGGCTGGCGCCCCGGGGCCGGGCCGAGCGGGTGATCCGCGCCGCGCGCGCCCCACCCCGGCTTGATCACGCGGTCGCGCAGATCTCGGAGCGCCGCCAGCACGTGGGCCCGGTTCTTCACGCCGTCGGGGTTGTTGACCGTCATCCCGTCCCAGTCGACGATGTGCCCTCGACCGTCTCGGAACCAGGCCATGAGGACGTACCAGATCACGTACGAGCCGACGTCGACGCCCATTGTGAGCCGCACGGTCTCCGGGGGAATGAACTTCCGCGCCCAGCCCTCGACCCTCTTCGCGAGCACCGCCTGGACGTCCGGACGGTTCAGGTCCTCGGTCCGGTTTTCCCACGGCTCGGCCCAGTCGAACTGCACGATCGACTTCTCCTCACCCTCGTCCGTCGACTG